GCCCGCCGACACGCCCATGCCCTATGTCACCTGGGCGACGGTCCACGGCTCGCCGTCGGCCCAGCTGTCCGACCCGCCGCCGGCCGATGGCTGGCGGGTGCGGCTCACCGTCTGGGGCGCCACGTTGTCGGAAGCCAACGCGGCCGCCGTGGCGATCCGCGACGAGATCGAGAAGCGGGGGAGCATCGAGTCCTATAACCCTCCGCCGGACGACGACGAGACGGGCGCCTACGGCATCTCGTTCGACGCGCGGCTGCTGCAGCTGCGGTAGCTCATCAACAACGGCAACCCATCGGCCCCGCAAGGGGCTTTTTTCATGCCCGGCGACGGGCACAACACAAGGAAATCCCTATGGGACAGGTCATCAAGTCCAAGCACTCCCAGCTGTTCGTCGCCGTCGCCGCGGCCGAGGTCATCAAGGTGACCCGCCTGCGCTCGGTCGGCTTCCCCGATGGTCAGGCGTCGGAGATCGACATCTCCGACTACGACGACGATTGGGATCAGTTCGTCGCCGGCCGCAAGCAGACCGGCAGTACCAGCATCGAGGTCATCTACGACTCGGCGGACCACGAGAAGATCGAGGATCTGCACAAGACCGGCGCCGTCGTGAACTGGCTGGTCACCGCGCCGCTGTCCGAGACCGAAGGCGTCGCCAAGCCGGCCGCCGTCGATGGCGTTATCACCCCGCCCACCACGGTCCTGTCCAAGCAGTTCGACGGCTTCGTGCAGAACTTCGCCGTCACCAGCCAGGACAACGATGTGTGGAAGGCCACCATCACCATCCGCGGCTCCGGCGCCGTCACCACGCACCGCCCGCCGGTCGGCCCGTAACCGACCCCAACGGCATGCACCTGGCCCGCTTCGGCGGGCCTTCTCTTTGGCAGATCGTGCGGAACCTCCGCGTGTTCGCCGTGCGCGGCCCGCACGGTCTGCCGCCAGTACAAGGAAACGGCCATGAGCAAGACCAACGACACGACCACCCCGGCGGCGACCGAAATCGCCAAGTCCCTCCTGCACACGTTCCAGGATCTGGGCATGTTCGCCTCGCCGGACGTGCGCCCGGACACCATCGAACTGAGCCCCGGCGTGACCGCCGAGTTCTGCGTGCGCGAGCTGCCCGACGCGGAGTTCCGCAAGCTGTGGGCCGACGGCGACCGCGCCAAACTGATCGCGGCCACTATCTGCGATGCCGATGGCAAGGCCATCATGACCGTGGAGGACGCCGCGCGCCTGAAACCGCCGGTTGCGGCCAAGTTCCAGGACGTGGCGCTGAAACACGCCGGCTTCGGCGAGAAGGCGGCCGCGGCGGCGGAGCAGGCGGGAAACGCCTAAGCCGCAAGGGCGAGGAGTGGTTCTGGTGCGTCCTGTCCGTGACGTACCGCCGGCCCGTCCACGAGCTGCGCGCCACGATGTCGCGGCGCCAGTTCCTGGAGATGTGGGAGTTCCACAAGCGGAACCCCATTGACCCGGTGAGTCTGCACCAGAAGCCCGCCGCGCTTGTGGCCTACACCGTCGCCGCACACAGCCCCGCCGGCACAAAACGCCAGCTGGACGACTACCTCAACGCGCTGGTGCCCGTCATGGACGAGGACGACGCGCAGGCATGGTTCGATTCCCTATGAGCGAGCCCTTCGGGCGGTTCGCCGCCGTTCCCATTGGCCCGGCGCTGTCCGCGCGCGATAGCGGCCTGACCCTGGCCACCACGGCGGCGGCCGACATCAACCGCACCGCGCGGTCGGACATTCCCCAGGACGCCGGCACGGTGGGCGTGGAGTTCGCCGTATGGGGTGACGATGCCCTGCAGGCGGTTGTGGGCGTGGTCAACGCCGGCGCGTCGCTGTCGGCCGTGCTGGGCTCGGCTGGCGGCATCGGCTGGAACCTGGGCGCCGGCACGTTGCGGGTGGGCGGCGCCACGGTGGCCTCCGGCCTGCCGCTGGTCCTCAAGGGCGACATGGTGGGCGTGGAGCTGGTCATCGGCTCGCCCAACACGGTGCGGCTCTACCGCAATGGCGCGCTGGTGCACACCGGCTCGGCGGCGCTCGCCGGCCCGCTGTACTTCGCCGCGTCGCTGGGTGCGAGCAAGGCGGGCGGCCTGGTGCTGGCGGTCAACGCCGGGCAGTGGGTCGCCAGCGGGCCGGCGGCGGCGGCTGGCTGGCCCCTGCGCCGTACGTCCACCGCGGCTCCGCGCATCGCCGATGCGGACTTCCTGACCGCGCCGGGAGACACCCCGGCCAACGCCCGGTACGAGGGCTTGCTGGCCGAGGGCGTGACCATCATGTCGGCGCTCGACTTCTGGGTCTGGGGCGGCAGCGCGACGCAGACGACCGTGGCTGACTGCCTCGTCCACGACGCTGACGGGCTGTTGGATGACCTCGCGCTGTCCGGCGGCGCCGGGCAGCCGGTCTCCATCCGGCAGGGGCCGGCGGGCGGCATGCTCGCCGATACCGTGGCGGTGGGCCGGTTCGTGATCGATCGCGTGGAGATCGCTGGCGACGGCGACAAGCGGCTGGCCCTGCTGGACGCGCACGCGGACCTGGACGACCCGATCACGCGCGCGGTGTTCCTCCCGAACATCCCCGGCCTGGCCTGGAGTGCGCAGCCGGTGGTGATCGGCGCTGTGGCGAGCGTGCCGGCGCTGGGCGCCAATTCCGATGGCTCGGCGCTGTTCCTGGCCGATGGCCCGGTGAGCGTGTCGGCGGTGATGGACCGCGGCGACCTGATGGAGCCGGGCACGTTCCAGCTCGCGCCGGGTGGGCAGCAGCTGCTTATGCAGTCGCCGCCGGTTGGCCCGGTGGTCGCCGACGTGTCCAGCATCGGGGCCGGGCAGCAGCCGGCGACGCTGCGGCAGGCGCTGGGTGACGTGTTCGGGCGGCTCGGCAAGGCAGCATGGGCCGCAGGCGACGCCAGCAGCATCGACACGGCGACCGGCTACGGCGGGGTGGGGTACTACTCCCGCGACGCCGTGACCGCGCGTGCGGCGCTGGGAGCGATCCTGCCGAGCTATGGTGCCGGCATGTACCAGGCGCCGGATGGCGTGCTGCGCGTGGCCCGGGTGGTTGCGCCTGAGTCGGTGGCGGTGCCGGCGTTCGAGGTCATCGCCGACGACCTGGCCGAGGATCTGATCGCGCTGCCGGATGACGCGCCGAACCTGACCCGCCGGTTCGCCTACCGCCCGAACGCCCAGGCGCTCGGTGCGGGCGATCTCGTCACCGACGTGGTGGACGTGCCGCAGGCCCGCCGCGACGAGCTGACGGCGCTGTTCCGGGGGCAGGTGTACGCCGCCGGCCCACTGCACCCGCACTACCGGCATGCGGACGTGGCCGCGCCGTTCGTCTCGCTGTTCTGGCGGCAGGCTGATGCGCAGGCCGAGGCCGACCGGATCGTGGGGCTGTACGCGGTGATGCGGCACTTCTACGTGCTGACGATCCGCGGCGACCAGGCGCTGGCGGTGCAGCCGGGGCAGGTGGGGCGCATCACCTATCCGCGGTACGGCCTGGCGGCCGGCAAGAACGTGCTCGTGCGCAGCGTAGAGCGCAACCCGGCCACGGGGGACGTGGTGCTCAACGTGTGGGGCTAGTCCTCCGGAGATCAACGGTGTCCATTCAATTCGACCCTGATACGGGCGTCGTCCGTGTGGAAATTTGCGTCCGCGGGGGTGATGCCGGAGACCTTGGCCGATACATGGTCTCGGGTGCGCTGCGCACACTGGAATCCATCTCCAGGATGGATCATGGCCCTGTGAGGCGCCGCCTGGTTGCCTGCCTGGGGCGGCAGGTGCGCTCGCTCAAGCGCCACGATGACGAGCTTCGCGCTGCGAAGCGGAGCGGCGCCGCATGCTGATCGGATACGGGATGCCGGCTGTGCAGTCGGTGGCGCTGGTAGGGGGCGCATGGCTCACCGCCGACGCCGGCGCCGCGCTGTTCGACGGCAAGCCGGCGCGGCGCTCGCGCATCGCCAGGACCGGCGCGCTGTCGATCAACATCACCTTCGCCGGCACCATCGTGCCGCGCATCGTCGCCTTGCTGGGCCTGTCCCTGCCGCCGGGTGTGCCGGTGACGGCGGCCGGCGGCAGCGGCACGACCGTGCGCCTCCCCGATGGATCGGTGTGCGCCTGGCTGTTCCCGACCGGCGCCGCATCGGTGTCGTCCGTGTCGGTCGGGATCGACACCACCGCGGCAACCGTGGAGGTGGGCGAGATCGCAGTCTTGCGCGCCGTGGACGTAGGCATCGCCGATGGCTGGGCAGTGGCCACCATCGACACCAGCGTCCACACGCGCACGAAGGGCGCGCAGCTCAACACCGTGGAAGGGCCGCGTTACCGCCGCTTCACCGGCAACCTGTCGGCTCGCACCACGGACGTGGCGCACGGCGCCGGCCTGGGCGGCACGGATTGGGATGCGGTGGTGCTGATGCTGCAGGGGCGCGGGCGGGGCTGCATCGTGCCGGAGTACAGCCGGGCGAAGGGCGGCCCCATCGATCCTGCGCTGGCAGCGCGGTCGGCGATCTACGGCGCCGCGTCGAACACCTGGAGCGTGGAGAACGTGAGCGGCCGGTACTTCGCGGGTTACCTGGAGTTTGAGGAAGTGCCTGCGTAGGTGGCACCATCGCCCCAACCAATGGAAAGGACGGGGATATGCGCATAATTCTGGTGGCAATAGTGCTTGCGGCTGCAGGGTGCGATGGATCGGCTGCGCCGGGGGATGCTGGCGCGCTGGCAAAGTGTCAGTTGACCATCAAGGGATTCGCCACGGACTCACAATCGGCAGTGGTTCCCTACACGAAGAATCAGGGAACGGGTGGCGAGTTCTATTTTGCTTGGCCCAAGGGATCAGGGTTGCGTCTGAAAAACGGCTTTGGAGCGACAACTGATGCATCTGCCGCCTGCATCGTTGCACCCGACGGAAGCACCATTACTCACTTGAGCATCGACGGAACTAGCGTGATCTAGGTCGCGCTTGTCCCATAAATCCAAGCCCCGCAAACGCGGGGCTTTTTTATTGGTGGAAACATGAGCCTGTACACCCTGACGGTCGATCTCTTGGCGCGTAACGCTGCGTTTGAACGAGACATGGGTAAATCCGCGCGCGTCGTAAACAGGGATATGCAGTCGATCCGCGCCGCCATGTCAGAAAATGCGGCACGAGGGGCCGACGCAGTCGCAACCGGATTTCGGCGTGTCGCAGTTGAGGCGGTTGGGATGGGCTCGGCCATCGCAGCAGCTCGGGCAGCGATTGGCCGTGCTGACGAGTGGACCAACCTCAACAACCGCCTTCGCCTGGTGACGGAGGGGCAGTCCGCGTTCGTTGCCGCCCAGGCAAATGTGGTGCGGATTGCACAGACCGCACGGCAACCGCTTGGGGCCACTGCGGAGCTTTATCAGCGTATCGCCATGAACCAAAAGGATCTTGGACTGAGCGGCCGCGAGTTGGCGCGTGTGGTGGAGACCATCAGCAAGACGATGGTGATCTCTGGAACTTCCGCGGCCGGTGCAGATGCTGCTTTGGTTCAGTTGGGCCAAGCTTTCGCTTCGGGTGTGCTGCGCGGTGAGGAACTTAACTCCGTGTTGGAACAGGCGCCCGCGCTGGCGCAGGCGATTGCCAAGGGTTTGGGCGTTCCGATTGGGAAGCTGCGCGAGTTGGGGAAGGCGGGTGAACTGAGTGCTAACGCGGTAATCGATGCTCTGCAATCGCAGGCTGGCGCGGTGGATGAAGCGTTCGGAAAGATGCAATCCACGGTCGGGCAGTCCGTTACCCTATTCAACAACAACCTCCAGGTGATGATCGGTCGCGCCGACGAAGCGTATGGCGCATCCACGCTGCTCGCCAGGGGGATCGAGCTGCTTGGCCGAAACCTTGATGTGGCTGCTGCGGGCGCCGCGGGCCTTGTCGCGTCGCAGCTGGTCAAGGCGCTCACTGTTCGCCTTGCGGCCGTGAACGCGAACACCGCCGCAGATCGGGCCTCGGCTGCACAGAGCCTTGCCAATGCGCAGGCGCTGGAGCTTCGGACCCGCGCTGCCATGCTGGATGCTCAAGCTGAGGTTCGGCGTGCTCAAGCCATCGGCGGAAGCGTTGCGATCAGTGCGAAAGCAGCGGCCGCCACGCTGGAACACCGCAAGGCCACGGTCCTGCTGACGCAGGCACAGACCCAATACAACGCGGCCAGTGCCGGTTTCGCCGCCCGCGGCGGCGCGGCGCTTCTGTCGGCTCTCGGTGGGCCGGTGGGCATCATCTCGATGCTCGCCGCCGGCGCGGCCGGCTGGCTCCTGTTCCGCGATGGAACCAACGATGCGGCCAGGTCTCTTGCTGACTTCTCGGACACGGCGGATGTCGCCATCGAGAAGTTCACCGAGTTGAACAAGCAACAGCAGGCCGGTGAGATCCTGGAGCGCCAGAAGAACATCGAGAAGGGCTACAAGGACATCACTGCCACCATCCGCGATATGGCATTGGAGGCCCAGCGCGGGATCACCAGTTCATACTCCGATGAATACTCGGCGTCGATCCGTAGGCTCGCGGAAGAACTGCAGGCCGGAAAGATCGGAGCCGATCAGTTCAGCGCACAGCTCGAGCAGGCGAACGAGCAGGTGCTTCAAGGTGCCACCGGCGCCGACCGGTTCCGCGGACGGATGATCGAGCAGACCGCAAGCGCGGCGACACTGGCGCGCGAGAACGAGCGCCAAACTGCCGTGCTGGAGTCGTTGAACCTGGTTAGCAAGAGGGCAGAGGTCCAGACGGACGCGACCACCGGCGCCATCAATCGACAGGCGCAGGCATCGGGTGAGGCGGCTAAGGCCATCGACCAGCACTTGAGGTCGCTCCAAGGTTCCATCGACAGCCAGATCGTCAACCTGGTGCGACTGCAGAAGGGCGCCGAGGAGGCATTCCGCGTCGAGATCGGCCAGAAGATCAACGCAGTCGGAGGTGTGGACGCACTCTCGGCGAAGCAGCGCGAAGAGTACAACCGCCAGCTGGAACTTGGCCTACACCTGATCCGTCGGCAAGAGGCGGCGCAAAAGGCGGCTTCGAGCAGCAAGGCGGCGGACAAGGCGGCGGCGAAGAACGAGAAGGAAGCCGCGGAATCCATGGAGCGTTACCGCAAGGAGGCGGAACTGGCCGCCGCGGCAATGGATGGCCCCCTGCGGGAGGCGCAGGTCAAGCAAGCGCAGCGCGAGGCCGAACTGAGCAAGGCGCTCAAGGACGGGAGGAGCGACCGGGAGTCGTACAACGTCCTGGTTCGTGAATCGGAGCAGGCGCTGGCAAAGACCACGGCCGAGATCGAACGTGCCGCACGGGCTCCGGCGGAACTGCTGGCGACCATGGAGCAGGAAGTCCAGCTCTTGGGCATGGCGGGGCCGGCGCGCGAGTTGTACCGCCGGCAGCTGATGAACGAATCCGACATGCGGGAGCAGATCAACCGCGTGATGGAGGCCGGCGCCAAGTTCAGCGAGGACGAGATCGCCCTCCTGATCGCGCGGGCTCGAGCACTGGCCGGCGTGTCGATGGAGATGGAGGAGGCGGCGCGCGCGGCCGAGGACTGGCAGCAGGTCGCGGTGGACGCGGCCGGTGGCGTCGCCGATGCCTTTGCCGACGTGTTCTCGGGCGAGATCAAGAACGCGAAGGACTTCTTCTCCGAGTTGAAGGACGTGTTCAAGCGGGGATGGTGGGATGTGGTGCGCACGGCGCTGCAGCAGCAGTTCGTGAACCCGATCCAGAAGGCTCTCCAGGGCATGCTCTCGGGGCAGGGCTTCGCGGGTGCCGGCACCGGCTACGCCGGGCTGGGCTCCACCATCGCCGGCGGCATCCTGCAGGGCGCGCAGCGTGCCGGCATCGGCGGGCTGAGTGTCGGCTCCACCATCGGCGCCGCGGCCGGCTCCATCGGCGGTTTCGGCAACAACGTGGCCGGCTTTGGCGGCTTCCAAGGCCAGATGTACGGCTTTGGCGGCGCGGCCGGTGCAGTGGGTGGCGCCGGCTCGGGCTTCGGCATGCCGCCGGGTATGGGGCTGTTCGGCAAGTCGATGCTGACCGGCGAGTTCGCCGGAGGGCTGCCATACGCAAGTGCCGGCCTGGGCCTGCTGGGCGCGTACTACGGCCTCACGCAGCGGGGTAGCGGCGGGCTATCCAGCGTCCTCGCGGGCGCGTCCTACGGCGCGCTGGGCGTGGGTGTTGGCGGCGCCATTGCCGGTGGGCTGGGTGCAGTCGGTGCGGGGGCAGGCATCGGCGGCATCGGTGCTGGCGCCGCCGCCGGCGCGACCGGTGCGATGGGTGCCATTGGCGCGGCGTCGTGGGTGCCGGTGGTGGGCTGGGCGCTGGCGGCCCTGGCTGTTGTGGACAAGATCAGCGGCGGCAAGGTGTTCGGCACGAAGTACAAGACCGACAGCAGCCAGCAGACCATCGACGTGAGCGAGGCCGGCGGGTTCGCCTCGGCCACCGCCGAGCAGAGCCGGCAGAAGGCGTTGTTCGGTGGCAAGAAGCGCCGGACCATCGAGGTGGACCCCGGGCAGGAGGCCCGCGACGCCGCCGCCGGCATGCACGAGGTGTTGGCGGCGTATGCCAAGCAGCTGGGCGTGACGTTGCGGCAGGAAGCCGCGGCGCTGGTGGGTGGCTCGTTCTCCCAGACGTACGACCGGAAGGGCAACATCACCGGCTCGCGCTCGACGGTGCTTGGAAAGACCTACGACGAGGACGCCGAGACCTTCCAGAAGCGCCTCGCGGCGGAGCAGGCCATCGCCGCGGTCGGGAAGATCGACGGCCAGGCCAGCAAGATCGCCGAGGACTGGCGCAAGTCGGCGGAGCTGCTGGAGGAGGGCGCCAACTTCTTCGTCACCGCGGCAGTGGATGCCCGGAGCGGCTTGGACCTCTGGACGGGGGTAGGGCTCTCCGCGCTCACGGACTACGTGGAGAAGATGCAGGCGGCGGACGAAAGCCTGACCGCGGCGTACACGCGGCTGGCGGGCACGGCGAAGTCCTACGGCACCCTGATGGCGGACATCGCCACGCAGGTGATGACGGCGGACTTGTCGGGCTACCAGCAGCAGGCGTTGAACATCGAGCGCACGTATCGGCAGCAGGTGAAGTCGGCCAACGACTACGCCAAGGCACTCGGGTTGTCCGGCGCCAGGGCGGAGGACTTGGCGAAGATCGAAGAGCTGCGCGCGCTGCAGATGGGCAAGCTCCAAGCGCAGATCGAGGCCGACAAGAAGAACATCAAGTACGGCTTGTCGATCAGTGATCTATCGCCGCTGACGGACCAGGAGAAGCTCTCCGAGGCAATGCAGGCCCTGGCGGACGCCACGGCCAAGGGGGACAGCCAGGCGGCCCAGCAGGCGGCACAGGCGGCGCTAGGCTTCGGCCGGAACCTGTACGCCAGCGGCAAGGACTACAACGACCTGTACGGCCGCGTCACGTCGATGATCGACGGCATGAAGATCGGCGACCTCGACCTGGAGGATGGAACCTCCATGGGGCAACTGGCCGACGCCATCGAGGCGCTACCGGAGCACTTCGGGAAAGCCATCTTCGAGGTCGCCGCCGGCAGCAAGGAGGCGCAGCAGCAGACCAATGCAAAGCTGGAGGAGCAAAACCAGCTCCTGCGCGAGCAGAAGGAATTGCTGCAGAAGCTGGTGGCGGTCACCCAGGGCGGCGTGTCAGTGCAGAAGCGCGAATCCCTCAACGCATCACTGAACGCGAGGTAGTCCGTGCGACTCGTAACTCTGATCGACCTGGGCGCGGGAGCACTCCCCGCCCAGACGCCGCCGGCTGCGCGCTTTGCTCCCTGGCTGGTGCAGGTCTATGCGCCACCGCAGCCGCCGGTTCTCACCGGGCTGGCGGCAACTCCGGTGGTGGATGGCGTGCTGCTGGATTGGACGCCGGTGCCCCTCTCCGGTGCCCTCTACGTGGTCGGGATCGGCGAGGCCCAGGATGGGCCATTCACCGAGCTGGCTCAGGTGGACGTGCCGCGCTACCTGTACAGCAACGCCGACGCCGCGGCCAAGTGGTTCTCCGTGACGCCTTCGGTGCGCGGCGTTCTCGGTGTCGGCGCCACGGTGGAGGGGGCGCCCAAGGTCATCGCTTCGGATGAGGATCTGATCGAGCTGCAGCGGCAGATCGATGAGGCCAACCGGCTGCGATTCGAAGGGGATGCCAAGGAAGCATCCGACCGCGCCGACCAGATTGCTTCCGAAGCCCAGCAGCGTCAGCAGCAGATCGATGCGGAGCGGGCAGCCAGGCAGGCGGCCGTTGCCGCGGCGCAGGAGCGAATCAACACGATCCTGTCGGACTCGATCATCTCGGCCGACGAGAAGCCGCAGCTGATCCGGGACTACCAGGCACTGCTCAACGAGCTGCCGGGGATCGAGGCCGAGGCGCAGCTGTCCGAGGCGACGGAACAGTTCGACGCATACAAGGCCGCCGTTGACGACCTGACGGACTACCTCGCCACCTTGAACGACCCGGTGCCATGGAACGACACCAGCGGATTCACCTACATCAAGTAACCCACCAGGCCCGCGCAAGCGGGCCTTCTTTTTGCACGAGGAAACAATGACCGCAGCCACCGACACCCTCGAAAACGGCCTTCTGGCCCTGCTGTTCAACAACACGGCCCTCACCGGCCTGGGCGACGCCGCCGGCCTGCTGGGCTCTGCTGCCGCCGGCTCGCTGTACGTGAGCCTGCACACCGCAGACCCGGGCGAGGCCGGCAACCAGGCCACGAATGAGGCGGCCTATGGCGGTTATGCCCGCGTCGGCGTCGCGCGCACCGCGGGCGGCTGGACCATCACCGGCAGCGTCGCGTCGAACACCGCCGCGGTGCAGTTCCCGGCCTGCACATCGGGCGCCAGCACGATCACGCACATCGGCATCGGCACCGCCGCGGCAGGCGCTGGAAAGCTGCTGTGGCATGGCGCGTTCGATGATCCGGCATCGCTGGCGGTCTCGCCCGGCATCGCGCCGAAGTTCGACCCCGCAACCATCAACGTGACGGTGGACTGATATGGCCGACATGGGCACCGACTTCAATGGGCTGCCCGATGCCGGGGCGCTGACCGGGGCCGAGGTGGTCGCGGTCCAGCGCGGCACGGGCGAGGGTTCCACGCTGCGCACCACCATTGCCGCCATCTTGGCGATTGCTGGCTCCGGCGCGCAGACCGGCGATACGCTGGTTTCGGCCCGGAACCCGGGAGCCGGCTGGCTGCGGCTGGGCACCGTCTACAGCCAATCGGCATACCCGGCCCTGTACGGGCTGGTGGGGCTGATCGGCGATGTTCCGCCGGGCCGCAACTGGGCCGCCCAGACGCCTACCAGCGGGATTAGCACCGCGATCAACGACGCGTGCTGGGTTACGGACAAGATCGCCGTGGCCGTGGGCAACAACGTCGTGTGGCGCACCACGGACGGCGGCGTGAACTGGGTTCAGATCACCGTCACCGGCAACCTGCTGGCGGTCGCGCGCGCATCGAGCACGGTGGTCATCGCCTGCGGCCAGGCAGGCGTAGTTCTGCGCAGCGTGGATAGCGGTGCGACGTGGACCGCCGTTTCCAGTGGCACCACGAATGCCCTGCGGACCATCACCGTGTTCACGGCGTCGCGCATCTATCTCACCGGTGACAGCAGCACCGGCCGACTGAGCACCGATGGGGGTTCCTCGTTCGGCGCAGGCGCCGCGGCGATGGCGGACGCCAGGCGGACGGTGAGGTTCAGCGCAAGCGTTGCCGTTGCCTTTGCGAACACGGGCACCTCGGCGGCCAGGACCACTGACGGGGGAGCAACTTGGACTGCGATTACCGTCCCGAGCTTCAGCAATGTCAGGGGTGCGTGCGCCTTTGATGAGGCTCGCGCCATTGCCGTCTCCAGCACGGGCGTGGTCCTGCGGACGATCGACGGAGGCACAACCTGGACGAGTTCGACGTTGGCGGGCGTGACTACCACGCAGGCCGGCGTCGTTCGCACGTCGGCCCTTGTGGCAGTGATCGTCACCACCTCGGGTACCAGCTACTACTCGTTCGATGCTGGGGCCAGCTGGACCGCAATCTCCACTGCGCTGACCAATGCGACGGCGGCCTTCGCCATCGAGGACACCACTGCCGTGGCAGTGGGTAACGGAGTGCAGTTCCGCTCGCTGCCCGAGTACAGCTACGACTCCGGAACGCAGTTCATCACGCCTTCGCTCGCGGGTATCGGGGCGGGGCTCACCGGGTACATCAAGGCATGAAGACCTTCTATCTGTGGGACGAAACGGGCGCTCCGGCTGGCACGGTTGAATGTGAAGAGAATGGGCCGCTGCCTGTGCGCTGCACGCCCACCGAGCCGCCGGTCGCTGATACCGGCTTCCGGGTGGTGTGGCGCAGCGGATGGGTGCAGGAGCAGCTCTCCGCACCAGACCTGGCCGTGGTGAAGGAAAAGCTGCGTGCAGCGGCTAAA